TACAAAAGAACTACGAAAAACACCTTAAGATCATTAATACTTATATAGGTGACCGTAAAGATACTATTAAAGAGATGCTTTCTCACATGGAAGAGACCTATGTTATGGCTCCTGCTAGTGGAAAATCTTGGTATCATAGTGCTTTTGCTGGTGGATATGTAGATCATGTTAATAGGGTTGTGGAGTATGCGGTGAAACAGATGAGGTTATATCAAGAAATGGGTGGAACAGTAGATTTTACCGAAGAAGAACTTGTTTTCGCCGCACTCTTCCACGATTTAGGTAAGATAGGTGATGGAGATCGTCCAAACTATATACCTCAAACTGATAAATGGCGTCAAGATAAGTTATCTGAGATGTATACCTTTAATCCTGAGTTAGATTTTATGTTAATTCCTGATAGATCGCTGTTTATCCTTCAGAAGTTCGGTATTAAAGTGAATCAGAAAGAGTTTTTAGCTATTAGACTACACGATGGTGTATTCGATAAGGCTAATGAAGCGTATTTTTTTAGTAATATGGAGTCTTCTAGACAGAAAACCTCTATTATCTCTATTCTACACTCAGCCGACTTTTTGGCTTCTAAGGTAGAGTACGATATTTGGAAAAGAGAAGGTGGTTCTTCACAGCCGAAAGCCCAAAAAACACAATCTTCAACAGGAAAACGAGTAAACTCCTCAGAAGGTCTTACGAATATGTTAAAAAATCTATAAAATGTTGGTAACTATCGTAATTTTATCTATCATTATAGTAGTATTGGGTATTGCAATACGCAATCTTTTAATTAAAAACGAAAAGTACGAGGATGTTGTGCGTGACCAGACACAGTATCTTCAAAATATATCAAACGCAATAGTCGAAGGTCAAAAGCACCTGCAGAATCTTGATGAACGAGGGGTCTTTCAGTCAGACGATGAGGTCGGTTATTTTTTCGAACAATTAAAATACGTTCAAGACGAGCTAAACCGATACATGCTCCCAGAAAATTATGGCAAGGAAGAAAAGCAAAGCTAATTACTTCACAAAAGAGACAGAAGAATATATAGTCAAATATAATAACTCAGACGATATTCAGTACAGAAATAAAATATTTACTGATCATATATACCTACCTTTTTATAAGCTAGCTGAAAATATTATACACACGTTTAAATTTTACTATACTGACGTAGATCAGATAGAGGATTTGAAGCATGAAATTGTATCGGTTTTACTAGAGGAAAAAATAGATAAGTTTGACCCTACTAACGGTGCTAAGGCTTATTCTTATTTTGGTACTATAGTAAAAAGATGGTTGATTAATTATAACAATAAAAACTACAAAAAACTTAAACAGATTGGGCAATTTTCTGAAATGGAAGAGACATATGAGCCTGACCTAGATAGAGATACCGTCAGTAAGAAAACTTTATCCAGGCTTTTAGATGAATGGGTAGAAGAAGTATACGACGACTTAGATTACCTTTTTGAAAAAGATTCAGATAAACAGATAGCAGATGCAGTACTAGTTGTGTTTAAAACTAGAAACGATCTAGAGATATTCAAGAAAAAGGCGCTCTATATCTATATTAGAGAAATGACTGACTGTGATACCCCAGCCCTTACCAGAGTTGTTAATAAACTCAAAGAAACCTGGTATGAAAAATACCAGAAACTATACGACCTTGGAGTTTTAACCAATAATTCTTTCTAATCTATTTATAAAGAAAGACGTATGAGTTTAGATAAAGAAATCTTTAAAGGTAAAACTCTATCTGACCTTTTTGGAGAAATCTACGAGAACTCGAAAGAAACCAAAGGACAGGTAAAAGCGCTAATAAACGAACTCAAACCTCTTATAGAAGGTATTGGAGACGCTACTCTCATTGTTCCTATGATAAAAGAGTACATGGAGATAGGAGTAAAGAATGACGAGCATTTAATTAAATTAGCGACGGTAATTCAACGTATAGAAACAGCACAAGCTAAAGGTGATGGAGCAGGAGAATTCGATTTTTCTGATCTTCAAGATTTATTAGAAGAACAGGAAGCTCTAGAACAGCAAATAGAAGAAACTAGTAAAGAATCAGAGGAGGATGACATCGAGTAACCCTACCCTAACGTTAGTTAGAGTTAAAGATATAATCTTAGATGAATCACATCCAGAATACCGTACATTTGGTAAGACGGAAAGTATAGGAGTTATTAAATACGCTCCTATAGATAAAAACGTAGATACGTCTGATACTGTAAATCTCCCACCAGCCTATCCTTTAAATCACTTAACTAAGACATGCCCGCTAATTAACGAGGTGGTATTCTTAGTAACAGGTATTCGAGCGGATAAAAAAGACGCTAAATTAGCATACTACTTTTCTCCCGTTAGTATATTTAACGAGACAAACTACAACGCTTCATTTGATAATCTAGATAAATCTAACCTTACACCTGGATATCAATTCCCAGTAGATAATAAAAAACGGCCTTTATATCCTTTCCACGGAGATACTATTTTACAAGGCCGCCATGGACAGTCTATTAGATTAACAGGAGCCAAATCTTTTTCAAACCCTTTCATAAACGATTCTAATACAGGTGAACCTTTAACTATTATAACTAACGGACACCGTAGGGTTAATCAAAATAGTTTGTATATAGAGGATGTGAATAAAGACGACTCTTCTATATACCTTACCTCTGATCATTTAATCCCTATTGAACAAATACGAGATAAATTCTTAGGAGTAGAGAAAAGACCGACGTTAGGAAAAAACTATAAAGGTAAACAGGTAATACTTAATAGTGGAAGGTTAATATTTAATGCTTATGATGATGATATCCAATTAACTTCTAAAAATAACACAAGCATATCATCTAAATATATCAGCATAGATGGAGATAGAACTATTGGATTAGATGCTAAAAAAATATACCTAGGAGAAAAAGCACTAAGATTTGAACTTCAACCAGTTTTATTAGGAAACCAAGTAGAAATATTTTTAGACGTTTTATTAAGTGCTCTTGGATCTCTAGCTGACGCTTTAAAAAGTGCACGTACTGTTGATCAAAAAACTATCCCTAGACTCAATGTAAATGGATATACTTTAGAAGCTACAATAAAAGGACTCCAAAACCAGATTAATCCTAACGGTAATTCATTACTTAAATCTAAAAAAGTATTTACTGAATAATGGCTATACCGGCAAACATAAAACCTAAATTAAGTGAATTTGTTAATATTGGATTAGCTAAAGGTCAAGCAATACTAATAACTAAAGTTCAAAAAATAATAAGAGAAAAGCTTGAAGAGCTATTAACTTCATGCCCTCCTCCTGAAGTTTTAAAAGCAATAACTCAGACTATAGAGAATATTAGACCTATTATAACAAATACAGAAAAAGAAATTAGTCGAGCTTCTAAAGTAACAGATCAATTAAATCCCGCAATCACAGCCGGTAATCTACTCATAGAGATATTTACTAAACAACCTCTTCCTGCAACTGCAGTTAACGGAGTATTTTCCCCTATCAATCCGATAGGAGGCCCAGTCCCATCTGTGCTATATTCACAACCAAGAGGATTTACAAATAAAGAAACAGCTACACTACAATGGGCCAGAAACCTTGTAGAGGTTCTAACAGATGAAGGACTAGCCATTGCTGATGGAATCTCAGCCTCTGAAAGTATATTATCACCTATAAAGAATCAACTAGATCAACTTGACGCACTAGTACAAGCGTGTTTTGTTAATCAAGACTTAACCGACGAGGATAGAAGACTACTTCTACAGGACATACAAGGGGGTCCTAATCAAGACCCTGCATTTACTAGCCTGCGGTATACTTCACCGAGCGGTAGAACGTATACGATAAAAGTAATAAAAGATAAAAATTCACCAGAAATAGCACCAAGGCGTCAAGCAATAGTACAAGACTTTAGAGGAATTACCGTACTAACTGGACCTTCATCATTTGCTACAAGAACTCAAATACTAATTGACGAAATAAAATTTAGGATAGATAACCAACTTCCTTAACTTAACTATTTATATATATGAAAATCGATCAACTTAGAAAGATAATCAGAGAAGAAGTAAGAGCTGCAGTCAAGGAAGAGTTACAAGACGTACTCACCGAAGCCGTAAAAATAGCCAGTACCCCATCTAAAATGCAACCCGCACCAAAACCAGGAACTTCAGACTGGTCAGCTGCAAAAAAGCCATCTAGACAGGAACTAGCCGAAATGATTGGACTAAAGACCCCACCAAAGCAAACTAATATTGAGTTTACTAAAAATGAATCTATCAATTCAATGTTAAAGCAAACTCAAAAGTCGATGACTAACGAAGATTACAACCAAACCCTCTCAGGAACATTAGATATGGTTCAAAAACCTAATTTTGCTTCTACAATGGCTACTCAAATGAGCATGGAAAATAACGGACCTATGCCCGGTATAGATATTAGTAAGTTAGATTTTGTAGGTAAAGCTAAGAGTGTGTTAGACGCTTCTATCAAAAAAGATAAACAAAGACTCGGTCAATTATAATGCCAATAAAAGTACAGCAAATAGACCCTTTAGATTTAAGATCCTCAGTAGGAGTAGGTGTAAACTTACCCTATACCGGTAATGCTGTATTTAATACAACTTATACAACTAGTGACGCTACTAAAGCTAATTTAATTAACTACTTTTTAACTAATAAGGGAGAAAGATATTTAAACCCAACTTTCGGATCAGATATAAGACTTCTACTATTTGACAATATAACAGCCGATAAAGTAGATAATTTAAAAGAAAGTATAAGTAGAGAGCTTGAACTATTTTTTCCAAGAGTAAAAGTAAAAACTTTTGAAATAACAGGAACTCCTGATACGAACACTTTTAGAGTATATTTAAAATACGAACTAATCAATACTAACATTCAGGACGAAATTTTAATTAATATAGAACAGTAATGGCTCAAGAAAGAGATATAAAATATATTAACAGAGAGTTTGATGATTTCAGAACTCAACTTATAGAGTATACTAAGAATTATTTTCCTGATACCTATAATGATTTTTCAGCCACTTCTCCTGGTATGATGTTTATTGAAATGGCATCCTATGTTGGAGACGTACTCTCTTTCTACCAAGATAATCAATTACAGGAAACTTTTCTTACATACGCTAAAGATCCAAAAAATCTATATTCTTTAGCTTACATGATGGGGTATCGTCCAAAAACTACAGGAGTCTCAGTAGCTAATATTGAATTTTCCCAAACAATTGACGCAGACACATCTACTAATAATTTTCCAAGCTGGTCCCAAGCAGCGTTCATACCAGAAAATACAGTTTTAACATCTACAGATAGCTCTCAAACTAAATTTTTACTAGATAAAAGCATAGATTTTAGTTTCTCAAGTTCTTACGACCCTACAGAGGTTATAATATCAGAAGTAGACGAAAACAACATACCGGTAGCTTATACATTAAAAAAGACCGCAGAGGTATTTTCAAGTGAAATAGTAACTACTGAATTTACAGTTAACTCTTCTCAAAAATTTCTTACACTCACTATTGAAGATACGGATATAGTAGGAATACTAGACATTGTAGATGGAGATAATAATACTTGGTATGAGGTTCCATTTTTAGGTCAAGACACTATCTTTTCAGAAGATGAACCTATAATTTCGAGCTCTCAATTCAGAACATTAGCTATTAAAAAAGTACCACGACGATTTGTTACAAGACACCTTTCATCAGGATTTTTACAAGTACAATTCGGAGCGGGAACTAACGATAGTGAAGATTCTATAATTATCCCAGATCCAACTAACGTAGGACTAGGAGGTGCTAATGGAATCACTCAGCTTGATAAAGCTTACGACCCATCTAATTTTTTACATAGTAGAGCTTACGGTATAGCCCCTACTGCAGGAACAGTATTAACTGTTCGATATTTAAAAGGAGGAGGAGTAGCAGCAAACGTCCCGGCCAACTCCATCACCATTATAGATAATATCTCAGACGTTACTGTAAATAATCCGAGACCGGCACAAGGCGGTAGAGATGGTGATACTGTAGAGGAGTTAAGACAGAACGCTCTTAGATCATTTAGCGAACAAAAAAGAACAATCACTATACAGGATTATACGGTTAGAGCACTTTCCCTTCCACCAAAATACGGTAGTATAGCAAAAGCGTATATAACACAAGACCAACTATCTAATAGAGACACCTCAGGAGACCTTTCCTCATACAACCCTTTTGCTTTAAGCCTGTATATTTTAGGATACGATAATGCTAAAAAACTACAACCTGCAGACGCAATACTCAAAAGAAATCTTAGAATATACCTATCAGAGTATATACCCGTAACAGATTCTATTAATATAAAAGATGCATTTATAGTTAATATAGGTATAGAATATGAAATAATGGTTCGTCCAAATTTTTCAAGTAGAGATGTACTTTTACAATGCAGTAATGTTTTAAAAACCTATTTTGATATATCTAAATGGAGTATTAATCAACCTATAAATTTATCAAAAGTTTATACAGAACTAGACAGAGTAAAAGGAGTGCAAACAGTTCAAAAGGTAGAAATAACAAATAAACAAGGCGGAAATTATTCTCAATTTGCGTATGATATTAAAGGTGCAACTAGAAATAATATTGTGTATCCTTCTTTCGATCCATGTATATTTGAAATTAAATACCCCGATCAAGATATTAAAGGACGGGTAACAACTTTATAAGATGGCAGTATATAGAATTTTTCCTGATAACGATACATTTATTTACACAGAAGATGTACAAGGTAACGCTGGTCGAGACGAGGTTCTTGAACTTGGAGGTTATCCAATAGCTGGTGTCGGGCAGACATCAAGAATGCTATTTAAGTATAATACTGCCCAAATTCAAGACACTATTAATACTAAGATAGGAAATAATTCATTTGATGCTAATTTACACGTATATCTAGCTTCCGGATACGAGTTACCGGAAAGCTTAACTATTAACTCTTATCCTATATACGATACCTGGGTAAACGGAGTTGGTAAGTTTGGAGATATCCCTACAGATAAGTCTGGAGCAAGCTGGATATATAGAACAGCACAAACTGTAGTAGACGGAGCACCTGCCGGAGATAGGTGGTTATTGGAATATAACCTACATAACTCTACCTCTTCTGCCATGCCCGTAGGGGTTACCGGTTCTTATAATTCAACATATGAAGGAGGAGGAAACTGGCTTACCGGCTCTAATGGCATAGACCTTGAAAGCACACAAAACTTTCAACTTAATGATAATTTAGATTTAAACATACCTATTACTAATGCAGTACTTTTACATTATAGTGAATCTATATCTAACAATGGCTATATTGTAAAATTAGCAGATAATTTAGAATTTAACACAACCTCCTCTATAAGACTAAAATACTATAGCAGCGATACCAATACTATCTACCCTCCATATCTTGAATTTGCATGGGACGATAGTGCTTATGAAACTGGATCATTAACATTACTCTCTGACTCAGAATCGGTAATACAGCTGGCAAATAATAAAGGAGAGTATATAGATGAAGGAAAACAGAGATTTAGACTGAAAGCTAGACCAAAGTACCCCACACGCACCTTCACAACATCTTCAGCTTACTCTACAAATTACGCTCTACCTACATCATCATACTGGGGGATCCGAGATGAGTTTACGGAAGAAATGATAGTACCATTTAATACCGGAAGCACTAAAATAAGCTGTGATTCAATAGGGCCGTATTTTGATATTTATATGGACGGTCTACAGCCCGAAAGGTACTATAGAGTACTTGTTAAAACTGAAATAGACGGCAGTACAGTAGTCATAGACAATAAAGATACTTTTAAAGTTGTAAGAAATGGCTGAAAAGATTAGGTTAAAGAAGACCGTACAACAAAAGGATCAGTTTTCTAAAGTAGTATCTAGAGAGTTTACAACTTTTGTTAGAGAGACAGATCAAGAAGTAGGAGATACAGTTAGTGAATTATTTAGATTATATGATAAACTGTACTTAGAAATTCCTTTAGAAGGACCTCAATCTCATACATACCTTATAGAGGAAAGTTCTAAATTAGTACAAGTTACTCAAGATAATGAAGACATACAGCCTCTTTTAGATGAAATAAACGAACTTAGAGAAAGGCTATTAATCGCCAACCAACAAATAATAGAACTGCAAACTCAGTCTAATGGCCAACTATAAATACACTTTTTCTTTAATAGACGAAGATCAAGTCTACCAAAAAGACGCACTATCTCAAAAAGACAGTAATCTTATAGAGACTTTTGAGGTCAATTCTTCTTTTAACCAATCTGATGACCTATTAGAGGTACATTACTATTCTTTAGATGGACGGCTACTAGACAGTGACTACTCTTCAATTAACATACAATCTAATCAAGATTCTGAGACTGCCAATCAAGACACTTTAAATACATTAACTCTAAGAGTAGAAGAGGATTTACTACAAAAAGAGTTCGTGTATGGGGACGTCTACTTAGTTTATAACTTTCTTAATAATCCATTTACCCTCAAAGACACCAGAGACCCTTTTTTTATTGAAGAAATATCTGCTGATAGATTAGAACTAAGATTACTTAGTAACAATTTAACAGATTCTAATATTATTAAAAAAGTAGGAGAAATTAAATCTAAATTAGATTCTCCGGATTCTTCTGAATATTACGTTAATCTAGGAGATAATAACCTATTAATTGTTACAAACATAGACGTACTTCCGTACACTAATACACAGTCGGTAGTAGTTAAACTATATAACCCTCTATCAGAACAAGTTACTACTAAAACAACTTTAAATATAAGTCAGAAAATTTCCGATTCGATTGCTTATCAAGCGTTTGCAGAATTGATCACTGACGAAATTAATCCTCTTTATTTAAAAGGACCTAATTTTGGTTTAGATGTAGAAGAAGATAGTGAACAACCCACACAGTACTTTAACATTGACGATTTATTCGGATACCCGGTAACTAGTTCGTACTACGAAGTAAAATCTGCTTTTGAAGAAAAAGGAGTTGAACTAAGTACTAACTATAACGACTATTCAAATTTTATAAACTTTTCTTCTGCACAAGAAAGATTACAAAACTTCAAATATAAACTAGACCTTATTAACGAATACCAGGCAGTATTAAAATCTAAAACTGCTTATACCGGTTCGTCTCAAGCCTATACCGGGAGTAAAAATTATTATGAAGGGCTAATAAACGAAATATTAGGTAATTTTGACCATTATGACAGGTTCCTCTACTATGAAAGTAGCTCCTACTCTTGGCCTAAAGAAGGAACCGGCAAACCATTCAACTTAGTAACAGGATCCGCCGCTACAGGTTCAAACTCTTGGTACGAACTGCAGCTGGTTTCTGCTTCTATTTTTGACAATTCAAACCCTCATTCATTAGTAAACACCGTACCGGAATTTTTAAGAGAAGATCCTGATAATCAAAAGTATGTGAAGTTTATTCACATGATTGGACAGCACTTTGATAATTTATGGCTGTACACAAAAGCTGTAAGCGATAAGTACGACGGAGACAACAGATTAGATTCCGGTATATCAAAAGATCTTATTCAAGACGCTCTTAAAAATTTCGGAGTAAAACTTTATAGTAGTAACAAAACCACACAGGAGTTATTTAAAATATTTACTGGAGACTTCTATCAAATGACTTCTGAGGAGTTTGGCAGTAGGTTATCCTCAGCAACTTTTGTTACCGGGTCCAGTACCCCTACATCTGAAGAAAATTACAGAAAAGAAATCTATAAAAGACTGTACCACAATCTTCCCTTTCTTAATAAAACTAAAGGAACAGAAAGAGGTATTAGAGCGTTACTATCTTCGTTTGGTGTACCGTCTCTATATTCTGACGGAAGCGTCCTTAACACAGGAAGTTTATTTATAAATCAGGTTGGAGGTACTATATCTGGCAGTTTTAATTTAGGAGGAGATCAATATGTGACTTCTTCTTTGGATAAAATTAGAATAGATAATACCGGAAGTATAATTAGCGGAGGAGTCTTATCTCAATACACATCAATAAATAAAACTGACTCAAAATACGCTAAAGACTATAATTTAGTAGAGGCTGGGTACTCTCCTGCTAACTACCTTAATAATTTAATTATAACTTCAGCTTCTTTAGAAGGATTTGATATTAACGACATTATTGGAGATCCTAGAAACAATGATTCTGGCTCTTATGACCAACTAATAAGAAAAGCTAATCAATACCTTTCTTCGCTATCAGGTTCTGCTTATGATTTAAGAGACTTTGTAAGAACTCTTAAATTTTATGATAACGTTTTATTTAAGACCATAACTGATTTTCTACCAGCACGTTCTAATGTAAGTACCGGGATTATAATTAAACCTCACTTGTTAGAAAGATCTAAAACAAAGCAAGTACAAGTAAGAAGTAGCGACAGAGAATACCTTTCTGGTTCATACTTAAAAACAGATACGTCTAATTTTAGCAAACTAAAAAAACAGCTTGTAGGAGATCTCACCTTAACCGGTTCTATCGAGATAGGACAAACCTCAGGGAGTCACGGTAGTACCTATGAAACAGGAGGAGGAGAAAAAGATACTGCATACAGTTCATCTTTCATGTCTCCCTACGGACCGGTACTCCTCCCTTACCATACTCATAATGAAGCTAAATTTGACGGAGAACTATCAGGGAGTAACATTACTCTAACCAGCGGAGAACTTAATGATGAAAATCTCTTTAAATATCGAAACCCTAATACGTCATTTTTTAAAGTCAATATAACAGGTAGCTGTGAAATTACAGTTTTTAGCTCAGATATAAACCTACCCGCTAGCACTCCAACTCCTACTCCAACTCCCGTATGTGAAGGAACAGTAACTGCAACTAATATAGATGGACCTCCTCCTACACCAACACCAACACCTACAGATACACCAACACCAACACCTACAGATACACCTACTCCAACTCCTACCCCTACACCATGTAGATCAATGAGCTCAGCAACATATAACTACACTTACGATGCTTCTAGCGGGACAACAGCTTGTACATCGGGAACATCTATAACAGTTTACACAACCGGTGATTTACCGTTTACTGGAGTAGTCCTATACCAAGATCCTGAAGGATGCATTACAGCAGATCAAGGATTCTACTCAGACGGTTCAAGTTACTTTACTGTAGATCAGTTTGGAGAAATAACTGCAACTATTAACTGTACAGAAACAACACCAACTCCCCCAACGGTTTACGAGGTAGGAAGTAGGACAGCAGCAGGAGCTCCATTCCTAGTTTCTACTTGTGCAGAAACCACCAATACAACCCTATATGCATCCGTATCTAACTTCTCTAGTGTTGGTACCGGAACAGTAATATACACCGATACAGGAGGTACACTCCTAAGCGGAGGAGATGCATGGTATGGAATAGCTTCTACAGCCGGCTCCCCAACTTCTGCTATACAAATTAATAATAGCGGTGTTGTAACTAATGACGGTACATGTCCTACCCCTACACCGACCCCTACCCCTACCCCTACCGAAACACCTACACCGACCCCAACTATAACTTATTATAACTTTGATGCTTGTGACGGTGGAGAGACGGTGACTTATAACTTACCTTCAGAACCTATAGATTTTGCTACCTACGCAGACTATACATTTACCCCTATAGCTTACTACGAGTATAACACAACTAATCAAAACACCTCAGCCGGATTTACAGTCCCATCTAGCTTACAAGCAGTAGGAGGAACAGGATGTCCTTCTACACCGACCCCTACTCCTGCCCCGACTCCTACTCCTACATCAACCTGTATTAGTATTAACTTGAGCTATAGTTCAACTAGCTCTACAAACGCTTGTTTAGCAACACCAAGCTCTTACGGAGCAAACGCTACTACACTATTTGGAGCAAGTCAATTATTTATAGCTGGATGCTCTTCACCTGCACCTTCAGGATGGTATTCTGACGGATCAAACGCTAGATTCTGGGATGGAAGTTCATTTACTAATGTAGCTACCTGCTAATAAAATAAAAAATTAATATATTTATATAAAAGTAAATTTAGATGTCAAATTACTCTGCAACAATAACAGTAGACTTCACCGGTACAAGTTACGGATCTAGCGATACGTTCACCGTTGAAGGATTAACATCAGGAAATGATCCTGTAACTGGAGTTTCTTATTCACAATTAGAAAGCGGATATACTTATGTATACGCTAATCTAGAAACACAAGGATTTACAGTAACTTCAACTTCCGGTATTTGTGACGGAACAACAGTAGGGACATATAATATACCCGCTACACCTACCCCTACACCTACCCCTACCCCTACTCCAACTGAAGTAGCAACACCAACACCTACTCAAACTGAAACAGCTACCCCAACACCTACACCTACGTTTGTACAGCAATGGGCTAGCTTTACACTATCCGGTACAGAAGAAACAAACGATTTTGACGCTTGTGATAACACAGACCTTAATACAGTTTATTATACAGCTAGTATAGGAGACTTCTCTCAATTAGTAGATGCTATTAACGCCAGCTCTGTTACTATCTATAATACATCAGATCTTACACCGGGAGATACTGTTGGAGGTTCAGGAGGATTCTTTGGAGCAGATTTTGACGGTATAAGCGGAGCTACTTATGCATTCAGAATAAGTGGCGGTGAAGCAGATTTAGCACGGGAATGTAGTGCTGTATTTACACCAACTCCAACACCAACACCTACAGTTGAAAACGTACTTCTGTATGAGAAATCTACTGGAGGAGGATGGGACTTTGCATCTGAGGCATGTAATTTAGATGGAGGTGGAAGCATAGTAGTAGCCTACAGATCACCTGGAACTGTAGATCCATTATATCAAGAGCAAGGATTAATCAATCCGTTTGCAGGAGGTAATAAATGGTATCAATTACAGGTTGATGGAACAGCAGCATTAATTGATGGTTCTGGAGATATTACTAGTACCGATCCTTGTACATAGGTAAAAAAGAATGACATTTAACGAATTTAAAACAACTGACCCCGGAGCAGGAGAAATAGAACTATTCGTCTCCGGGGGAAGTAATGTTGCAGGAATTACTATAAGTACATCAAATTGTTCCGGGACAAACTTTAGTTACACCATACAGCAAGTGGATTCGGTTACAATAGAAAATGTAGAGTACACTATAGTGAATAAAATTCCCTATCCTACTCACTTTTTCCTAGAGACTGCACTTACTTCTTATAATACCGGTTCAGTGGACATAGGTTCTAATGAGTGCATACAAGTAGAGTTTAATCCATTCTTACAGCCGGTTCCTTTTACTTATGACGATTATAACGCAATTCTAGGTAATACAGATACTAGTAGAACTACCTCTTTTATCTTTGATGTTGATAGAACTAATAATCAAATAGTACCTTTAAATATAGATAATATACTTTCCGGTAACGGCACACCGGCAAAATTCCCGGAATCTAATCACACAGATACAGGTTTAACAAACGCTAGATACAGTGGAACAAAAACATCCATATCAGATTACGGATCCACCCCAGCTTTTTCTGCAGTATCTTTTAAAGGTTCCACGTACGGGGTAGATACCACCGAACAGCTTATTTGCTCTCAATCAGCGGATAATAGAGTAATAAAAGATTTACTTTATGCACCTAATCTCCAAGCAACTATCAGCCTTGAAAATCTAGAAGAAGTTCCTCAAATAAGATATAAATCTCTAGGTGCACCTACTCCTATATCTAGCTCCGAACCCGGAGGATCAGCCTCTCCTGGAATAGTTAACTCAGAGGCGTATACAGTTATAACATATAATACGTACCTTGATATAAATGTAGGTGATATAATTAGAATTGGAGGATCATCTGGGGAGGTTATGAAAGTAACTGTAATTACGACTCAGACTAATTCTCAAACTGTGTTTACAGTAATACGTGCATATAGAAAAGATGTTAACTCATCTAATATTGCAATAACCGTAAGCAGCACAACTACCGACTTTGAGATAGTATTAGGAGATACTATATATAACGCTGAAAGTAATCAGGTATATAGAATTAAAGATAAAAAAATCTGGGTTCAAGAAACATTACAAGTATTTTATACCGACAGTACAGGAGAGGTTCTATTTGAATTAGAAACCTGTACGGTTTGATTAAAAATAAAATTATAATATATTTATACTAAAGACTTTTAATAAATGGGATTTTTAAATAACTCTGTAGTAACAGTAGATGCTGTACTAACAAAAAAAGGAAGAGAACTTCTTGCAAGAGGCGATGGCTCTTTTAAAATTACACAATTCGCTTTAGCGGATGATGAAATTGATTATACCTTATATAATCCACAGCATCCATCTGGTTCAGCTTTTTACGGTCAAGCTATTGAAAGTATGCCGCTTTTAGAAGCATTTCCTGATGAAACTCAGATAATGAAGTATAAGTTAACTACGCTTCCTAGAGGAACTTCTAAACTCCCATTATTAGAAGCAGGGTATAACTCTATTAGACTTAAACAAGGAGCAGCTCTTGCCATTACTCCTCAAACATTAAACTACTTAGGAGCTACTTCTACTTTTGAAGCTGGAGGATATACAGCCACAATTGCTGATGTTAGAGTTCTCTCTACATTTACAGGAACCGGCATTAACACAGAAGAAGCACAAAGACTTAATAATACAACGACAGTAGGAACTAACGTGTCTAAAACAGTAATCGGTACCTCTATTAACCTTACCGCAACAACAGTTAATACTCTCTTCGGTACAAGATCTCAACTACAGACAACAATAACTCTTATCGGTAGAGATTCAGGAGCTAGAATCACAATTCCTATTACTATCATAAAAGTAAACAACTAATAAGATATGTCATTTAAAAGATTCGATCAAGAAGATATAGTAGTAAGTGCAGATTCTATTACAGCACCAGCTTGGACAGGAAATAAAACTTCCTTAACTACGTTTTTTACTTCTAGTAACGAAATAAGTACCAACGCAGGATATTATTACTATAATGTTTATAACGAAGATGCCGCTACAGCTTCCTCTACTATTCAGTTTTCTATAGCATACGGGAATAGGCTGGGGAGTGGTTCTTTATTATTTGATTCTGCTATAACTGATAGATCTTATTCGTCTACGGTATATGGACAGTTTAGAACACTTGTAAATGGGGATGAAGATACGGATTTTACTTTTGTTTCAAGTTCTACTACTCTTACTCCAAATAGTGTCTACTTTATATCTATAGAAAGAGCTAGATTCAAAGAAAAAATACTCCCCGGGTCTTTGACCTTGAAGTTAGGAGATTCTAATAACCTCTCTCTTACAGACAACAGCTTATCAGCTTCTGTAGACACTTTTGTTGATGCAGGAAGAGTCTACTCTATTAAACCTGGGGCAGCAGGAATTATTACGAATTCTAATGTTGAGTACGGTAAACTATACCCGGATATAGGGCTAATAGCACTCAACGGAGATTTATTAGCAGCAGACGGATATATAGGTGCACTTAATACTAATTCCAACTCTAATTCATCCCCTAATAATTTAGAGGTTTTTTACGATGCACTACAAGGACATGCTTCTCCTGGATTTACTCTTAGATCAGAAGAAACATTAACATCAAATTACGTTTTTGTTAGAGCAAGAAACAGTGAATTTAACTACTCTACTAATCCGTCTAACATTACAGGATCAGGAGAGTTACTACATGATATAATGATTGACTCTCCTCAAGCATATATTACATCAGTAGGACTATATAATGATAATAATGATTTACTTGGAGTAGCTAAACTATCAACACCTTTACTTAAGGACTTTACAAAAGAAGCCCTTATTCGTATCAAGCTTGACTATTAATGAATGGGATCATTCAAAAAATTAAAGAATCAAGATACCGCAATAACTTCGTATACTGCGAAGAAAAAGTTTAGTTTTTCTGGAGAAGAACTGACTAGTAACGGTATATATTCTTTTCTTTTTGACCGATATATTGTTCCCTTTACTACCCCTACTCCGACACCAACTCCAACACCTACCCCTACTCCGACACCTACTCCAACCCCTACTCCGACACCAACTCCAACTCCTACTCCGACACCAACTCCAACTCC